CTTTCAACACTACTACCAACACTTATAAGACTTTTAATTCCTGCTCCAACACCTAATCCTACTAAAGCTCCTTTAAGACTAAATATGCTTCTACCTACACCTCCTACTGAAGTTTTAAGTTGAGCAAAACTTGCTTTCATTGATGCTGTGGTTGCTTTAGTTTGAGTTTGTGCCGACTTTAACTTTGCCTTCAAGTCTTTCATGTCGGCTTCTATGCGTACTACAAGTTTATCTACAGTTGCCATTAGTCTGGATATACCTCCATGATTTCTTTAAGGTCGTCTTGTTGCATAGGAGCTTGTTTTCCTCCATTAAATTCTTGGAAACCATCTATGGCTAAATTTAACTCAATTAAACTCATATCCCAAAACTCCTTTGGTGGTATATGAAGCATTCCAATTCCGATTTGTATGTATCGTTGCCAGTCTAATCGGTCTGATTTGACACCGCTTCTACGTTTTTTTCAGAATCTTCTTCTCCATCTTCAGCACCATCTTCATTACTTTTGCCACCTGTTATAGTGTTAGCAAGTATTTCACCAACAACTCTTAAACCTTCTGTAAGACCTGATTGAAACATAATCTCGCCTATTTGTTTTGATGTCATATTATTACCACCACCTCTAATGGCGACTGTTAATATATGAACACAATCCGTAATAGAAAGATTACTATTCATTAGCTCTGTTGCTAACTTTAGCACAGGTCTTCCAGTTGCAGTTTCAATCCTCATAATACCATCTAGTGTTAATCTAGTTTTGTACTCAGTATTATTTAGACTTACTTTTAGTTCTCCTCGAAATTTGTTCTCCATCTTCTACTCCTAATGTTAAAGTTTCACCTCTATTACCATCATTGGTAATAGTCTTAACAATGAAATCTTTACTATTAGATGTAACTGTTGAACCAACTTCAATTCCTTCTAAAAAAGGTATTGTAATTATCACAGTATCGTTGGACTTATTCATTTGTCCTTCTACAGTTTCACCTGAAACAACGATTTCACTTTTAATCCATGCCATGTTCTATGCTCCTAAATTATACAGTTGCAAAAGTAATAGCACCAGAACTTTCAAATGAGAAAGAATAGGTTACTTCACCATTATATTCACCTGCATATTCTAATGTTACTAATTGAAATTTACCTGTATAAGTTCCAAATCCGGGAATTAAGAATTGGTAATTAGTTAATACTGCTTGGTTCATATCTCCATGAAGTGTAGCTTCTGAAGCAGAATCAGTAAATACTCCTGAACCACTTACACTCATAGAAAAGATACCACCATTAGCTAATAAAGTTCTAGCTGTACCATTATCTTTGTTTGTTATATCAACAGTTTCATCATTAATAGATATACTTGTTGACCTCATTCCTCCTATAGTAGTGAAAACTTCTGGTGAAGCCGCATTACCTAGTTTCATTAAGAGGGACCTACCTAATTGTGCCGCCATTTCGTATACTCCTTGTTATTGGTCAGTTATAAATGCTCTAAATCGCATTATGCCATGCCTCGTTACACCATCACCTTCAATTACTTGTGTTGTGAACTCACAACGTAAGTCTATCAGATTAGCTCCCGAAACGCTAAGGGAAAATTCATGCAGTAACGCATAAACCTGCTTCATTATATTTTTTATCTCTTTCATTCCAGAGTAAGCACTCCAGACATCAACAGTAAAAATATAATCTCGTGCATCTAATGTTTTGCTTCCATCATCTACAGATGTACCTTCTCCTATTACAACAGCAGGTAAAACTGTATCTTCTGGAACAGCATCAAATACACCTGTTACTAGATTACCTAAAGTTGAATCTCCATTTAATCGAGTAAAGAGGGCTTCCTGTAATGCAAAAGCATGTAATGCCATTAGATTAAAACCTTCGCTATTTTTTCAGATTGACGACCAATAATTCTGCCGACAATTTCATCATGGTTGTATGTATCTTTCGTAGGTGTAGCAACTGCAATAATGCTTTTATTTTTATTATCACTTGTTCCCACCACATAATCTCCAATATTAAAATCATCGCTATATAATTCTAGCATGTAAATTCCAGTTGATTTTACTTCTACTGGTTCTACATCTACGTCAACTAAAACAAAAACTCTGGCTTTATCTATAGTATCTGATAAATCTCCATTCAAATTGAATGCCATGAGCTTATTCATGTTACTTCTTTTCTCCTTTAATAAAACCTATTGCACCGCAAGCTCCACAACCAAGCATAGCTATTGTTTGCCATAAGTCATTTGGAATAATTACCCCACCCATTGCTAATACTCCACTTAGAGCCGCATAAGATGATGGTTCTTTAAACCTATCTAGTATTTTGTCCATGTTCTGTTCCTCCCTATTTTAAGCCACTTTTAATAGCTTTTATTAATTGAGTTTTATACTTCTTCTTTGATTCTTCAGCCGCAGGTTGCATAAATGGTCTTGCTCCCATTGTTAAAGTACCAAACTCTAATGCTTCACTATAGTCAGCATTACTAATTATGTCAGCTCCTAATTGGTTGCCATCTATTTTTACTACTATTTGTGATGCTAAAAATCCTGAATCACTTGCAGGTGCATCTCCTGCTTTAGAAACTCTTATTGTTCTTTTTGGGTCATATCTTGTTGTTTTTCCACCTGCTCTTGAATTTTGCAGAATAGATTGAACAGCTATGTTTCTTATATTATTAGCAATAGAATTTATAACTCTTTCAACATTTTTTTCTGTTGAGTTACCTTTCTTTCTTATTCTACTATCAAAACCATTTTGATTCATTACTTTTAGTTTAAAACCTGCCATTATAAATCTGCATCTCCACCTTCAGAGCAACGGAACAACAACCATCTATCTCTCTCTTCTAAAGTGTATACATATTTTACTGCAAGGATTCGTGTTGTTCCGAAGTCGTTCCAAGATATACGCATTTGCCCACCATTAGCTTTATAATTTATATTGCTATAATACCTAGTGTAGACATCATGTGTTAATGTGTGGTCAATTCTACCACCTTTATAAGCATTATCTCCGTTATTTGGTATAACACTTGCAAACAAAGTTCTAGTTGTTCCCCAACTTGATGTAAACCCACCACCACTATCGGTTGACCTACTTCTACTTTGCAGTATTACAGAAAATTGTAACTTGCCTATTGCTACTGATTGTTTAGCCATCTAACTAAATCCTATACCGAACCTTGTAACTTTATATGGTCTTATTAATGATTCAATTAATCCTGATACAATAGAAGTTGATTCTCCTTTTAGTATAGGTTCTGGGTTTTCAAAATAATTTACTGCTAATACTGTTATTGCTTGTTTAAGTGGAGCAGGTACTGTACCTGCATTAGTTCCATATCCTGCAACATAAGTAACTTCTATAGCATTAGCTACTCTTAAAAGATTATCCCAAGTTTGCCCTGTTCTTAAAATGACTCTTGGAATTGGATTTTGTTTGTCTATATAATAAGTTGATGCCGCTAATGTTGTTGAATTATCACTATCATCAAAAGTTTTTACGTGAGTAATAGAAATTAAAGGTGGTCTAGGTAAATATAAAGCTCTACCTATTTTGCTCATAAAAGGAGCAACTGTTAAGCCTTCACTATATGGATAAGATGCTGTTTCGTTATATGGCAAAGCATCTAAACCTAATTTAAGTGTTTCTTGTGTAAGTGTTCTTTGAGTATTTTCCATAATAATTTTAGTTGCCGCATTTATACATGAGGTAATTAAAGTGTTATGAGTACTATCCCCTGTTGGTATTCGTAATGCAATTTTTACATCTGAGCTAGTAACAGGGTCAGTAGAGTATGCTGTAACAGTTGATAATCCAGACATTAGTCATCCTTATTTCTTAGTTTTTTTAGTAGGTGCTTCTGTTTCTGCTTGAGTATTAGTTGGAGCTACTACTTTTTTTTCTATAACTGGTGTTGCTACTTTTTTTGCTTTAACTGATGCTGATGCTACTTTTTCTGCAACACCTTGCTCTATCCATGTATCAGCTAAATCAATCGCCCAACCTTCAACCATATCATATGTTTGTCCTTCAACATATTCTTTAGTAGCTGAACCCATTGAATTTGATGTTCCTTCTAATGTTTTTAACATAGTCATTTTCATAATTAAATATCCTTAAAAAAATAAAGGGGAGCTTTTTAACCCCCCTTTAAATTGTATTAATTAAGCTCCATCTGTGCCAGTTGGAGTTCCATCATCTGAACCTGTTTCTGGTAGATGAATTTTTTGAGTAATAGCATTAACTGCCATTGGACAACCTGCACTACTATGATTTCCTATTGCTGTAATTTGCACTTTTAGAAATCCTAATCCACCTGCATAGCCAATTTGATAATTGCTATCATCTTCTCCATCTGCATTAACCAAAGCAAACGTGCCGCTAGCATCTGTTGTGCCATAAGTAACGTCTGCGTTGGCTACAGCAGTATAACTGCCACCTGTTGTTGAACATTCCATTAGTTGAAATGAAAACGCAAGGTTTGCCGCTAAAGTTCCTGCTGAACTACCCAAGCATACTTCAACCATAGCACCATTAGTTGATGCTATACTATGCGCTGAAGTTAATACTACAGTTGCATTTTGCACATTAACTTGAGGTTTGTACATTTGGAAACTTCTTATATTATTAGCTAAATCTTTTGAAGACATAATCTAACCCTCCTAAGCTGAGATTTTAAGTTTACGGATAGCTTCTGCTAATACTACTTGTCCGCCAACACGTTTACGAGCAATATATCTTATAGAGCCTGTACTTGCTTGTGTGTATGGGTCACGTAGGATTGACAAAGAAATTCTATCCACGATTGTGTATGCTTTTCTAAAATCACCGAAAGCGACTGGGAAAGCATTTTGAGCTATGTTAGCCATTGCTGATGCTTCTATATAAGGTTGTCCAAGAAT